CATTATAATTCATGTATCATTATATATTAGGCGTAACATTTTTGAAATCACTCAGTCCATATTTCAGAAAATATATATTAAATGTTTTGGAGAGTCACGAACTCTTATTCATAAATACATTTTTTATCTCTATTGTAGTTTTTATTTTCTTCCTATATAAATTATTTTTTGATGATAAATTTCATAAAACATTAGAAAACTATAAGAAATTGTCATTAGGACATTATGTATGTGCCTTTTTAATTGCAATATTTACAGCATTTTCTACTCTATTTATTTATGATTTTGATAAAAGTTATAACACTCCATTTTTAAATTCATTATACATAAAGATTGCTTCAGTATTATTTTTGTTTTTAGTAGGAGTATTTTTATTTAAAGAGCAGTATTCACTGAAACAAATTATAGGAATTATTTTAACGGTTGGTGGCGTTTACTTAGTTTCTTCGGAATAGATTTAAACAATAAGTAATTTATATTCTATTAGTTTAATAGAATATGAAGCTTCTCAGTATAGACGTTGGTATAAAAAACTTGGCTTTTTGTTTATTTGAAAAATCAGACGGAGACAATGAGTGCAAAATTATAAAATGGGATGTTGTAAACATTGGTTGCGAAACTGATAATAAATGTTGCGAGATTGAGAAGTTTAAGGATTGTAATAAACCAGCCAAGTTCTCAAAAAATGGAAAATGTTATTGTCTTAAACACTGTAAGAAGCAACCATTTCAAGTGCCAACGTCTGATTTAAAGCCTAGTTATATTAATAAACAAAAAATAAAAAACTTATATGAATTAGCGGAAAAGTATAATATAAAATACGAGGATCCAATTAAAAAAGTAGATCTGATAACCCTTATTAATAATTATGCATTTGAAAAATGTTTTGAGCCAATTGTAGAAACAAATGCATCCAAGGTTGATTTAATTACGGTTGGTAGGAATATAAAATTAAAACTAGACACTATTCTAGGTGATGATATCGGAACATTAACTTATGTTATAATTGAAAATCAAATAAGCCCAATAGCAAACCGTATGAAAACAATACAAGGAATGATAGCTCAGTATTTTATTATGCGAAATAATACGACGCAAATAGACTTTGTTGCGTCAACCAATAAATTGAAGGATGAGAAACCAGAACAAAAAGACAGCTATAGTGAGAGAAAAAAACTAGGCGTCCAAAAATGTTTAGAATACATTACAACAAAACCCAATTATAGTTGCTGGGAAGATTTTTTTAAAAGTCATAAGAAAAAGGATGATTTGTCTGATTCCTTTTTACAAGGGCTTTGGTATATAAACAATAAGGTATTATAAAAATACTATTTATATACCAATGCATAACAATTATAAATAATTAAAAGAGCGGTTAGCAATTTGCTCGTTTTGTGTAGATTTTGCGACCACATTTTGTTCTTTGACGCTTTGTTTTTCTTTTTCTCTTATAACGACCTCCCCGCCCCGCACCAGCAGTTTTTTCATTTGTGTTTATAACAATATAAATAAGTTGAGCTTCCCTCTCTCTAATTGGTCCCATTAAAAGATTTAACGAAAATTTATACACTCCTTTGTCGGGACGAATTCCCATTATTGAGGTTCTGGTGTTTTCACCCCATGAATTTTTTACAAGTAATTTTGTATCTATGAGTTGCCCGTTTGCAATTGTGTCTTCATATGCAATTATAACCATAGCGTGATACACTCCACTAACTTTAAGAGAAATTTCTCCATAATATCCAATGTTTAGCATTCTTTTCAAGCGTTCCATGCGTGTTTTAAATTCTTCATCGTTATCCTCTGCATTAATTAAAGTTGCATAAACATCTAATGTTTGATTATTCATTTTCTCCTTTATAATGTTTAAAGCACCGTGAATTGTTTCACAAATAAATCTTACATATGAATTTTTTAAAACAGTTTTTAACTCTTGTTTTGTTTTTTCGGCAGATTTTATATATGGAAAACAGGTGCTTTCATTGCATGGTTTTGCAAAATTTAAAGTAAACGCAATATCTTCAATGCTTATTTCGGTTTTTAAATTATTATCAAAAAAATCGTTAATTATATCATAAGTTTTTCCTCCATTGCATCCATATTTACTAGTGACGGTAATGTAAATATATGAGTATAAAGCGGCGGATATATTTTCTTTTAGATTTCCAGTTTCATCCCTTGTTTCGGCACTTCCTAGACAGGATGGATACTTTTTAAAGTGTTTTTGGGCTCGGCTTTTTCTAAAATTTAAAATATCTAAACTACTTGGTTCCGCAGTATATGATATATATCTTTTTAAATTTTTATTAAAACATTCAAATGGCTTTACCGAACATTTCTCTTTATAATAATAACTGCATTTTTCTAAAACAGTATTATCAAAATAGTCTCCACAAAATATTTTAATAAACCTTGATAATACGCGCGACGCAGTGTGTGCAAAACATGTGCCACCCAATTGATCTGATACCGTTAAAGAAGTTGCCCGAGATAATTGTGGTTTAGAAATAGGTTGAGAGGCACTCATTATATAGATAAGAAGAAATTAACTTTATTTTGCCCGACTTTTTCCAAAAGTTGATAAATATAAGTTATAATTCGTATTACTTAAAATTATATGTTCTTACTAATTCATAATGGACGGTGGAATTATTGATATAACTTCATTAAATTTAGGTGATAGCGGGCAAAGCAGATCTTCCAATTTTGGTTCTGGTATTGAACTTTTAATGAATGATAAAAAATCTTCCGGAGGTCGACCATCAAGCGATATTCACATTGACGATTTGAATACTTTAGAAAATGAATTGAACGATTTGGTAGAAGAAACTGGTCCAGATATTAATTTGTTTGAAGGAAAATCTGATATGTTTAGCAAAAATATTTCTTTGAATTATGATGATGAAAGGCCACAACCAGGTGTAAGATTTAGCGATTCTGCAACAAGTTTGGGACAAGCAACTGCCGAGGGGTCTCCTGAAAATAAAACCTGGGATGGGTTTACTAAATTTAATAATGTCCCCATCAACCCGGACAAACCCATGTCAAACCAACCTCAAATGAGTAAAGAAGAACTCCTTAGAGAGAAGTTTAAGTTTTTGAGAAAGTTGGAGGCATTGGAGCAAAAAGGTGTAAATTTAACTAAAAAATACAGCATGGATTCGCCTCTTGCTGAAATGCAAGGAGAATACGAAATGATTATGGAAGAAAAATCAAAGCAGAACTCTATTAAATTTCAAGGTAATATGTTAATGGCTTGTATTAACGGAATAGAATTTTTAAATAATAGATTTGATCCATTTGATGTAAAGTTAGATGGTTGGAGCGAGCAAGTGAATGAAAATATGACTGATTATGATGACGTATTTGGTGAATTATATGATAAGTATAAAAGCAGAGCTTCTATGGCACCCGAGTTAAAATTATTATTTCAATTGGGTGGGAGCGCAATGATGGTACACATGACAAATACTATGTTTAAATCTGCTATGCCTGGAATGGACGACATTTTACGCCAAAACCCTGATTTAATGCGCCAATTCCAAACAGCTGCTGTAAATTCAATGAGTCAACAAAGTCCTGGATTTTCCGGTTTTATGAATAATATAATGAACCCCGAACCTCAAGTTTCTATGGGCGGAGGACCACCGCCACCCATGTCTACTCAGGGCCCAAATGCACCAATGCCTCCATCTAGTCGCCCTGGAAATAATAGCAGCTTCAACAGCAGACCCGACTTAAACGCAAGTATGGGAAGAAGTAGTTATAATCTAAACCAAAATAGAGATGACGGAATTAATATTAGAGAGAATTTTGCTGGTGCAAATGATGGAGATCGCAGCGGGAGACGTGGTCCCAGTTCCGGACCAAGAGCCGAAATGAAGGGACCTAGTGACATTTCTGATATTTTATCTGGACTAAAGACAAAAACTATTAATATCCAGGAAGCTCCCAATAATAATAATAACAGCAATGTAAATATTAACGACAGTAGCACAATTAGCATATCCGATTTGAAAGATCTACAAGCCGATGGAAACATGCCTAAGCGCAGTAAAAGACGTCAAAAGTCAGATAAAAATACTGTAAGTCTTGATATCTAAAAAATAAATACTCATTTATAATAGCAGACTTAAGAATGTATGAGAATGGATTGTTTATATTCAGAAGAGATTTAAGAATAGTTGATAACAATGGTCTTAACTTATTGAATTCTAAGTGCAAAAATGTATACACTATATTTATTTTTACTCCGGAACAGGTTGGTAGTGGAAATCATTATAAATCTAATAATGCGGTCCAATTCATGATTGAGAGTTTAAAAGATTTAGAATCAGAAATATCCAAACACGGAGGAAAATTACATACGTTTTATGGATCTAATAATAAAGTACTTTCTGATTGCATAAAAGCATTAAATATAGATTGCGTCGGGTTCAATCTTGACTATACTCCTTATGCAGTTGAACGTGACTCTAAAATATATGATTTATGTAAAGACATTGGAATAACTTGCGAACCAACCACCGATTATTATTTACATGAACCCGGATCCGTTCTTAGTGGTTCTGTAGAACCTTATAAAAAATTTACACCTTATTTGCAAGCGGCTTTAAAACAAAAAGTTCAAGCGCCTGCAAATTTTCATAAAATTAAATTTGAAAAGTCTGGAGCAAGACTTTTAAATACTATTTCTCTCACAGATGCATTTTCTCGGTTTACAAAAAGTAATGAGAATATTCTGGTTCACGGTGGAAGAACTGAAGCTATTGATACTCTTCATAAAGCATTAAAAACCCAAAAACATTATGAAAAAACTCATAACAATTTAGAGAAACAGACAACCCAATTATCTGCGTATATAAAATTTGGCTGCGTAAGTATTCGCGAGGTTTACAAAGCGTTTAGAACAAGCCGCGAGTTTATAAGGCAGCTTATATGGAGAGATTTTTTTGCATCAGTATTATATTTTTTTCCTTATGTTTTAGGAAAACCATTAAAGGCTAAATACGTAAACGTTAAATGGCATAAAAATACAAGATGGTTTGATGCTTGGAAAAAGGGAGAAACTGGGTTTCCCGTAGTTGATGCTGGGATGCGCGAATTGAATGAAACTGGATATATGCATAATAGAGCGCGCCTCGTTGTTGCCGCGTTTTTAACTAAAATATTATTAATTGATTGGAGAGAAGGAGAAAAATATTTTTCAACTAAATTGACAGACTACGATCCAGCGAGTAATAATTTAAATTGGCAATGGTGTGCGTCAAGTGGAAATGACAGCCAACCTTATTTTAGAATATTAAATCCATGGCGTCAACAAGAAGAGTATGACATTGACGCAAATTATATTAAAAAATGGGTTCCAGAACTCAAAGATTTACCCTCAAAAGACATTCATAACTGGAATACAACCTGGGAAAAATATAAAACCACTGTAAAATATCCAAAGCCTATTTGTAATTATGAAGAACAGAAGGAAAAAGCTATAGCAATGTTTAAAGCAATTTATTAAATAAAAGCCGTCAATGGCATTTTGTGAGTAAGTTATAATAAACGTATTAAACTATTTGTATATTTATAATAGTTTAACACAAATGGAAATTGATAATGAATCAAAAATGTTAATTGTAAATAAAGATTATAAGATGACAAAAATAAGAAAAAACACGTATTTATTTGAATACGAAATAGAGAACAAAAATATTTTATTATACAAAATATTAGATTTGGAATTTATAAGACTTATTCATGGAATAAACAAGCATGATATATTTGAAGACTTTAATTTAGAAATAAAAAACGATTCACGTGCAGTAGTTTTTATTTTATTTAAACATTTTTATGCGGACTTTGGAGTATCCCAAAAATACGTGCATCTTAATGTTTCTATTGATAAAACCCCTACACAAATAGTGTATAAAGCATCTACAAACGAAGATGTTCCAAAAAATAAAAACGCACATATAAACACAGAAGCCGAAATAATGCCCGTTAAGGAAGTTACCGTTATTTGCAATTTAATAACTCCGCATAAAGTGTCTATAAAAACAACTACAGAATTTGACAATAATCATTTAATGATTGATTTGCCGGAATTTATTGAAAAGTTGGCCTCTACAATTATTAGTAAAATCTTTTTGAGAACAAAACAGTTTATAGAGAAGGTTTACATAAACAGTATAAATTAACTTTATGCTTTATAT